CAGCAATATTTGGTGTTACTGCTCCAGTACCTCCTGAGTGAACATTTACGTCAAATGGGTCTGTAAAAGCCATTTTGTTTACTCCTTAAGTTATCTTTTAAAATTATTGAGAATAGAACTCCAGTTATCTCTACGCTCTTCTTTAGATATACTTTTAAAATCAACATCTTTCCTAGAAACAGTTCCAACATTATTTTGTGGATTGCTTTTAACAGATGATAACTCTTCAACTACATCTAAAAGAGAATCTGTAGGTAAACTAGAGAATTTCTCTCTTTTATCTTCAGGCAGTCTTGACAAAGCATCATTCCTCAATCTAGTATCTTGAGATTCGAATTGAGTTTTAATTACTTTCAATTCTTCATTCTCTTTTGCTAATACTGAATTTAGTTCAGATAATTTACCTTGTTCTTCAAGTTCTGCCCTTTGCTTTTCCTCTACTATCGTTTTCATCTCATTTAACTTTGTTTCAAGTTCTTTCTTTTGTGAGATTACTTCATTTAGTCTTGAGCGTGGAATAGCATCTTGTACATTGTTTTCGACTTTAGTGTCGACTTCCTGTTTTACATCTGGCTCGATGGTCTTTTCTTCTGACATTTTTACCTCTTGAGTGAGTTGGTTAATTTATGCAAAATTCCCTTGCATAATATGTATATCATAAACTAACTTAAAACACTATTCTAATGCAAGAAAAAAATTATGAATTTAAGAGAAAGTGGTTCAAGTACCTTAATTACGAACCACATCAAGGGCAACTAGCCCTACATTACCCTGAAAAGAAGGATGCCAGATTCCATGTAATTGTATGTGGCAGAAGATTTGGTAAGACTTGGGCTAGTGCTATGGAAGCTACCTATGTAGCATCCCAACCAAATAAACGTATTTGGGTTGTAGGGATGTCTTATAGGAAAGCTAGACTTATATTTAGAGAAATATGGCAACGCATGGTTATTGGTCATGGAGAAGATATAGACAAAGCATCTGAAAAAGATATGTACATTCGTTTTAAGTGGGGAACTACTGTAGAGGGAATGTCAGCAGATAATGCGGATTCATTAGTGGGGGAAGGTCTTGACCTACTCGTAATTGATGAGGTAGCCAAAATGAATAAGAAGATTTGGGATATGTATTTATCTCCTACTGTAGCTGGTAGAAAAGGTAAGGTTATTTTTATTACTACACCTGAAGGCAGAAATTGGATATATGATTTGTATAAATTAGGCAAACAAGATGATGAGTGGAATAGTTATACTTCTCCATCTTGGAAAAATCAACATGAATTTCCACTAGGACTTGAGGACTCTGCTATAATAGAACGTAAACGAAATATGTCTAAGGAATTGTTTGGGCAAGAGTTTGGTGCAGAGTTTTCTGTATTTGAAGGGAAGGTTTGGGATTTCCATAGAGATAAAGATGTGGGAGACTTTCCATATGACCCTAATTTGCCTACATTTTGCACAATTGATTTCGGGTATAGACAACCAGCAGTTCTTTTCATACAGACCCAATATGATGGCGAATTTGAGCATATAAGAGTGTTTGACTGCATATTACATAAGAACAATATTAAAACAGAAGACTTAATTAAGATGATTAAGGTTAAGGGGTATCCAATCATGTCTTATTATGGTGACCCTGCTGGTGCGAATGTTCAGGGGCAGAGTGGTGCTGGAGATATGGAGATATTTAGGAGAAGTGGTATTGTAGTAATGTCTACAAAAGATAGAATGAGTAGAAACATTGTTAATAGTGTCTCTCATACTAGGGGATTCTTTGAGAGTGCTGATGGTGTAAGAAGAGTCCATGTTGATAAGAATTGTAAAGAGGTCATTGAAGATTTTGAAGAATATAGATACCCAGAATCAGAAGATGGCAAACCAATTAAAGAAGAGCCAATCAAAGATGGTTATCATGACCATGGAAATGATGCTTTTAGATATTTTATAATTAATAGATTTCCAATGAAAAACAGAGAAATGAAAAGGATACAAAGATGATAGATAAAGTAATTAAAGATAGACTTAGTGAAGCTAAGTTGTTAAAATCACAGTATAGAAGAAAAGAAATTAGGAAATATCTTGATTACTACTCTGGTACTTCTACTGAAGAATACATTAGACCTTACTTTCAGGGAGATGCTTTTAGTGAAATACCACCAGCTCTTCAAAACTTTACAAGAAAATTTATTAATAAGGTAAGTGGCATATATACTTTAGGTGCTAAAAGAAATGTTGGTAATGAAAAATATTTTGAACTAACACCAACAAAAGATGTTAGAATGAAGCATTCTGAGAGAATGACTAGATTATTAGGTACTATTGCCAATAGAGTATATTGGAATGATGGTAAGTTTGATTATAGACCTATTTATTACTTTGAAGCCTATTTTGATGATAATCCTTTTAAACCAACAGCAATTATATACCCATTACTTAATAAAACAGCAGATTTATCAGATAACGAAGGTTTGCAATGGGAATACTGGGATTCTGAGAAATATATTATTATGAATGAAGATGGTGATATACAGAATGAAAAAGATAATCCATATGGCATAATTCCCTTTGCTTTTACTCATAGAGAAGACCAGATAGATTCTTTCTTTGTAGAAGGTGCTAACGATATTATTAATTGTAACGAACAGGTTAATATCAGCATGACAGAGATGAACCTTGGACTAAGATTCAATATGTTTGGTCAACCTTGGGTTAATGGATTGAATGCTGACCAAAATATGGTTCGTGCTGGTTCTAATACTATTCTTGACATGGGAGATGATGGTGTTTACAATATCACTAGTCCTAATGGTAATATTATGGAAGCTATTCAAAATATTAAATTTCAAATAGAACTTGTGGCATCTAACAATCATCTATGGATACAATGGGCTGAATCAGGTGGTGAAGTTCCTAGTGGTATTTCTCTCATGGTAAAAGATATGGAGAGGAAAGAGGATTATTATGATGATGTTTCTCTTTGGAGACTATATGAGAAGGAATTATATGATATTGAAAGAACTATTGCTGGATATAATGGTATTTCTTTACCTGAAGAGTTTGGCATTGATTTTTATGAAGTTGAGTACCCTAAGACAGTACAAGACCAAATTCTTAAAGATGAGTTTGACCTGAATCAAAATCTAATTACTCAAGCTAAGATAATGGTAAGAGAGAACAAAGATTTAAGTTTACTACAAGCTCAAGCTATTATTGAAGAAAACAAATCATTTAATGAACAAATTGTAGAACAGGAAGTAAATGAAGTTACGGATAGAAGTTAATTACAGTTTTGGTAAACTAGGCAGAGCAATGCCTAAAATTATAAAGGAGTATTTAAATGAATACGCTCAAGGAACAGAGACAGGCTCTAAACAAAACATTGATAAAGGCTTACCTGCGATTAAAAGCTCTACGAAAAAATGGAGAAGAATCAAAGGATACCCAGAAGACCCACCCCTAAAAGCTAGTGGCAAATTGTATAATAGTATAAAAGCTAATAAAAATACTATGGATATTATACAATATGGTGTCTGGCATAATAATGGAGAAGTACCTACAACGCAAGCTAGACCATTTATCTCTACTGATGACAGGACTCGCAATAAAATCAACGCAGATTTTAGAAGAAAAACAAAACAAGCAGTATCTGTTAAAAGAAAATTTGTATTACAAACATAATTGTTACTAGTTTATGTCAATAAATATAAGGAAAGTTGACATGGAACAGGTAGAAGACATTCTAAGTTATCTCAACTCACTAGAATCATTGATAAGAGACTTAGAAAGACGAGTAACAGATTTGTCAGAGATAGAATTAGCAAACAACCAATTATTAGCATCACTTGTACAAGCATCTAACAGTATGATGGAGCAAGCACAAGACTTTAAGATGCCAACTAACGATGAAATTATGGAAGAATTTGTAAAAGCATCTGCGGAACTAGAAAACTGGGAGAAAAACTAGTGCGAGGGTATAATATAGCAATGTGGTATTGTAAATCATGCTCTTGGTCTTGGAAAACACTAAGTTCTATCCTAGAAGACGAAGACCAATGCCCAGAATGCAATTCTCATCAAACCCAAAGAGTAGTTAAACGAAAAGACTTGGCATAAACTCTTATTTTTAGTAAATTTAGGTATGTTGTTGCTCAATGTGAGGACAACTAAATTAACTAGCATATAGGAGTTATTATGAAAATAGCAAAAGTACCCCTTCATTTCAATCGAAATGAGTTTTTAACCCCCTTTGATAGAATGTTTGACAACCTTCTTAGTACTCAATTCCCAGAATTTGAAAAAGATTTTGGGATATCGTTTGAGAAAGGTTCATTTCCTAAAGTAGATGTCGCAGATTATGATGATAGTATTGTAATCATTGCAGAAATCCCCTCGTTAAACAAAGATGCCCTAAATATAGATATAGAAGATGGCATTTTAAGTATTAGCGGAGACAAACACCAATTAGATGATGACAATGTTCGATACATACGTAAAGAGCTAAAACATTCATCGTTTAGAAGGTCGTTTCAACTTGGCGATTTACTGGATACAGATAATATATCTGCAAACTTTGAGGATGGTGTTTTAAGAATTGAGATACCTAAGAAAGAACCTACTGTTCCTAAGAAACAAAAAGTAGATATAAAGTAAATGGTGGGGGGCTAAATGCCCCCTTCTTTTTCTTTTGCAATTACTAGCTTTTGCCATTCTTTTTTCTGAGATGGAGTCTTTCGACCTCTGGGCAAAATAGGAATACCTACAGCCATGGCTCGTTCTCTCCATTCTTTGGCAGTCTTTCTTTTATCGTTCTTTGATTGATGTTGAACTTTTATAGAATCTATAACTTGTTGTGGTTTGCGTGGCAGAACTTCTATCTGAGGTTCAATATCCACATATTCAGCCTCGTCAGGCTCTATCTCCACATCACTAGTGACTTCAGTATTAAGGAATTTTTCAAATGGGCTTTGGTGATTAGCTACTTCCACACGCTTAATTAACTTCCCAGAGTGTTCCAATACCAATCTCCCAGCTTGTACGTTCCCAGCTTCCGCCTCTCGTATCATACTATTCAATACAGAGGGCAACTTCGACCCAAATGATATCATATACTTCTGGTAGAACACCTCAACAAACTCTGGGTCTTTTAACCACTTGTGGATTGTCACAGCAGACACACCTGATTCCTCCGCAACATCCTTAATGCGTGCAGTAGGCTGATTGACCAATAACTCTATAGCTCTAACCTTAGATGGCTTCCAATGGGTAGGCAGATTAACACTCATACTATCTCCAAACTTTCTAGTTAATTTTACACACTTTACAGAGACTATCAAAGACTTTCTTTTCAAATTTTTTCTAGGACATTCATTTGACCATTTTATGAGTCAGGAGGTATAACAAACCGCTCATAACGCTCATACGCCCTAGGGGGGTGATAATGAGACTCAGTCTCAATAAGACTCGGTTGCTGGAACTTAAACATAATAAACCAGACTTGCAAGTAATTAAAAAATAAATAACTTTTTTGCTTGACTTAATAAGGGGAAGGGTCGCATACAAATAAAGTTTTAATATTAATTAATAAAGTCCTTGCAATTGTCATATAGTTGTTGTTAATGCATCCAATAAATTTAAGATGCAAGTAAAATATTTGCGCCTAAATGAGATTGAGACTCAACAAGTGACCTTGTCAAATGCTATACTCTTTAAAGCCTTGTAATGATGCCTATATAGTACGTTTAGTAGTAAGTGTTATGTATGTATGCCTAGTAGTTAGATATACGGATTCAGGCGGTTTCCCTTCGTGAAACTATAACAAAATAAATTTGTTATTGAGATTAGATAAAAATAATTTAAAATAAATTAAAAAACCATTTGGAATTGTAAAAAATAACTAATAAGATTAGATATCAATTAAATAAGGAATAAATAAAATGGAAACAATAATAATTACAGAAAATGCACTTTTAATCTATGAAACTATAGTTACTCTAATAAGTATGGCATTTGGGGCTTTTATCCATCAATTATGGATTGACAGAAGAGAATTATTAAACTTTAAAGAGGAGAAATAAAAAAATGAGAAAACCAACAATTTACGAGATTAAAAGACTAACAAAAGAAAAAGCACCATATTTTTTTAGTAAGAATACAATGAAATTTTTTAATCAGACATTAAGAGATTTTAAAGTGGAGAGCCTAAAAAATGGTAGATATAAAATATCTGCTAAAAGTGGGAATAATAAAACAATTAGATTTTTTAATCCAATTACTAACGACTTAGAAATAAATTAAAAGGATATATATTATGGAATTTTTAATCAAGACTAACTTTGAACAAATAGGAATCATTAAATTAGATTCTAAAAAACATCATTTAGGCGTAATGGAATTTGAAGAACAATTAGAAACATTTTTTAAAAGTGTCATAATTGATTTTTTAACAGATAGAGAGATTCATTTTCCTACATTAATAGAACAATTTAAACAAGCTGGATTTCATGAAAAGATTTCTATTGATGTTAATTTAAGCGGTTTTTTAAGTGGTAATTTTGATGTATCAATTTTTGGTGATGATGATTTAATTCAATTTGATGTGATTCAATTATCTAATATTAAAAGGTTTAAGGTTTAATTATGAATCATTTATCTGTATTGCTAGGAATTATTACAGGCTTAATTTTAGGCGGTTCAATTTTTGGGATTGCTCTAATGTATCAAGCATTAAATATATTAATGGGCTTTTCAATTTGGACATGTTTAATTTATTGTATATATTATCAAATAAAAAAAGGGGCTTAAAATGTTAGATTTCAATGAATTAAGAATTAAATTTAATAATGTGCCAAAGTTTGAAGAGTATCAACTAAATAAAGAAAATATATTTAAATTTAAATTATTTAATGATTTTCAAGGCGGGTTTATTACTTTTTCAGGTTACAAAACAAATGATTTAAATAAAGCAATTAATGAAGTTAAAAAAGTATATAGTAATAATCCAGTTTGTGACCATTATATTATAGAAGTTTATGGATTAAATCCAAAGCCTAAAGAATTAATAATAAAAGGAACAACAAAAAAAGGTATAAATACAGGGGATATAATTAATAAACATTATTTTTACGACTGGAATAAAATAAAAGATTTAAATATTTATCTATCAAAAAAACAAAAGGAAAAATAATATCATGAACTTACTTACTCAAAACTCAAAAATAAAAAAGACATCTAAACATTTTGATGTAAAATTATTTAATTTTTCAATTCCAGCATATAAAAGCAAAAGCGGTGAAGTTACTTGCCCGCTTGCTGGTGACTGTGTT